TATCACCAGCACAAAAAGCATCAGCTAAAGCTGCAGCTAAAAAAGCTGGACGCCCTTATCCAAATCTCGTAGACAACATGAGAGCAGCTAAAGGTAAGTAGTGGCCAAGACTGCTGCATGGCAGCGCAAAGAAGGAAAGAATCCTAAAGGTGGCTTGAACGCTAAAGGCCGTGCATCTTATAAAGCACAGACTGGTGGAACACTAAAGCCACCTGTGTCTGCTAAGCAAGCAAAGAAGTCGCCTAAGTCAGCTGCAAGAAGGAAATCATTTTGCGCAAGAATGGGTGGAGTAAAAGGCCCTATGAAGGACAGTAAAGGTAGACCAACACGCAAGGCGTTGGCTCTGAGGAAGTGGGATTGTTAAATGGCACGTGAATCATATTCAAATAAACTTTCTTATTATAGAAGAAATTTAGATTATGCTAGAGGATGGCGTTCGGGACAAGCAAGCACCAACACTAACTACGACCAACTGTGGCAAAGATTAATTAACTTGTATCGTGGTAGACAATATCGTGGTTATGCAACTGGTGATAGATTGCTTGTTAATATTTCATTTTCTACTATCAATACTTTGGCTCCAGCTGTTTCGATTGGTCGCCCAAAGATTAACGTTAACCCACGTAGACCAGAAGATGCCGATAAAGCAATTCTTACAGAATCTATTATAAATTATTGGTGGCAGCATTATGGTTGTCAAAAAGAATTTCAGCGTGCAGTAAAAGATTATTTAGTTATAGGTCATGGTTGGGTTAAAACTGGTTATCGTTTTGTTGAAGAATCAAAATTAGATGAAATTGAAGATACTGCTGATGAAGCTGTAGACGGCGAACCAGCAGACGATGTTGAATCTAATTTAATAATTAGAGAAGATAGACCTTTTCTAGAACGTGTTGACCCATTCGAAATGTTTGTTGACCCAGATGCAATGACTATGGATGATGCTCGTTGGATTTCACAACGCACACGCCGTAAAATTAAGGACGCAAAAGCAGACAAGCGTTACGATGCCGCAGCAAGAAAAGAATTAAGTCCTTCATCTTATTCAAGTTACAATGATGTTACAGGGTCTCAAGGTTACATGACTAACTCTGGCATGAGTCCAGAAGAAGCATATTGCGACATATACGAATATTATAATATTGATACTGGTGAGCTTTCAGTGTTTTCGGATTCAGGTGGCGACAAGTTTTTAATTAAACCTATCAAGATGCCATATGAATTTGGTCACCCTTTCTTTATGTTGCGCAACTATGACATTCCTGGTTTCTTTTACCCGATGGGCGAACTAGAAGCAATCGAACCACTGCAGTACGAATTAAACGAAACTCGTACGCAAATGATGTTGCATAGAAAGCGTTACTCACGCAAGTGGCTGTTTCAAGAGTCGGCATTTGATGATGATGGTCGTCAAGCTTTAGCATCAGACGAGGATAACGTTATCGTTCCAGTTAAGTCTGGAGAGAATTTAAATAACGTTGTTGTACCAATGCCAGCATTAATTAACCCACCAGAATTTTATAATCAATCTAGCATGATTCAAAACGACATTGACCGTGTGTCAGGCGTCTCAGAGTATCAGCGTGGTGCCATTCCAGAAACAACTAGAACAGCTCGTGAAGCTTCAATCATTGCGGAAGCTGGCAATGCCAGAGTAGCAGAAAAGCTTATTGCAATTGAAAACGCAATAGCACAATGTGCTTCTAATCTTATTATGTTAGCTCAACAATTCTTAACTGGTGAACAAACCGTAAGAATCATAGGTTCTGAAAATGCACCTGTATGGTTAACATTTGATAAAGATTATATTAGCGGTGAGTTTGATTTTACAGTTGAGGCTGGTTCAACTGCCCCAAGAAACGAAGCTTTCCGCAGAGATATGGCTTTGCAAATAGTTTCAGCAATGCAACCCTTTGCCCAAGCTGGTTTAATTAACTTGCCAAAACTGGCAGAATATGTATTGTCGCAAGGCTTTGGAGTTAAAGACCCAGGTTCTTTCTTACAAGAACCACCTCCACCAGAACAACCACCAATGCCAGAAGGTATGGCCCCAGGTATGGAAGCTATGCCACCTGAAATGGGTGGAGTCCCTATGCCTCCTGAGATGCCAGTAGAACTACCACCTGGTTTAATAGCAGCAGCCCCAATACAAGGTCCTGGCGCACAAACAGGTTCAGCCGTTCCTGCATCTGGTAGTTTACAAAGTTTACCGCCTGAAATACTACAAGCATTGCTTGCAGGTGGCCAATAAATTAAACCAATGTAATACTTTTCTATATAGATAGAGGGGTATGCAAAATACCCAAGGAACAACCAAACAGAAGGATAAGGATTCCAAATGTTAGAAAATAATAATAATATTGCTAGCTCTGAAAACGCAGTTGACCCCGTAGTAGACGGACAAGTTGATGAAGTTACAGAGGTTATGGCAGAAGCCACTCAAGAAGAACTAGATTTATTTGACTATACAGAGGTTGCTGACAAGGTCATCAAGCTCCAAGTAGATGGTCAAGAAGTTATGGTTCCTTTAAAAGAGGCACTCAGCGGTTATCAACGTCAAGCGGATTATACCCGTAAGACCCAAGAATTAGCTGAACAGAGAAAGCAAGTACAGTTTGCATCAGCCTTAGCCGAATCATTGGCAAAAGACCCAGCAAGCACCTTGCAGGCGCTACAGCAGCATTACGGACTAGGCGCTCCAATCCAAAACCAACAGGTTGAGGAAGAGTATCTAGACCCATCTGAAAAGCAACTTCGACTATTAGAACAACGCATCGCAGCTTTCGAGCAATCAAAAGCAATGGATGAGTTAACCAAAACAGTCGACTCTCTGCAGAGTAAATACGGTGATGACTTCAACGCAGATGAAGTAGTTGCTAAAGCTCTAGCAACAGGTTCAACCGACCTAGAAGCAGTCTTCAAACAGATTAACTTTGATAAAGTTTATTCTACAGCCTCTGAGGCAAAGAAGAAGCTCACGGAAGAACAGTCTAGAGTGGGAGCAAAACGTTCGGCATCAGTAGTGTCGGGCGGTTCAGCTGCTAAACAAGGTGTTGCCGTAAAAGCTCCAAAACCAACATCGGTTTTCGAAGCCTTTGAACAGGCCAAGAAGACTTTAAACCTCTAATAACCCAACAACAACAAGGAGAATAACATGGCCGGTAATCCCGACTTTAATTCACTGTTGTCCACTACGCTGCAGAACTATCAGCCTACACTAGTAGACAACATTTTCAAGGACTTAGTCCTTCTTAATCACCTCAACGAAAAAGGTCGCGTTCGCGTCGAAGAGGGTGGTACTCAAATAATTGAGCCACTCATGTACGCAGTGAACGACACGGTTGCAACGTACTCAGGGTATGATGCAATCGACCTTACTCCACAGGAAGGCATCTCAGCCGCAGAGTACGACTGGAAGCAGATGGCTGCTTCTATCGCAATCAGCGGTATCGAAGAAGCCAAGAACCGTGGCACCGAGGCAATCATCAAATTGCTGAATGCAAAAATTATGCAAGCTGAAATGTCACTGAAGACAACTCTTAACGAGCAACTCTTCGGCTCACCAGGCGTAGCACCAGCAGCTAAAGACCTCAATGGTTTGGGTAACTTGATTGGAACCCAGAACAACACGGTCGGTGGCATTGATGCATCAACCAACACTTGGTGGAACCCAACACAAGCAACAACCATGGCTGCAACGCTTTCGCTTGTTAACATGGCTGACGTATACAACCGTGCTTCAAGAGGTAGCGATGTTCCTGATTTGATTATCACGAACACTTCGTTATTTGAGAAGTACGAGTCACTGTTGACCAACAACGTGCGTTACCAGGACGTGACAAAAGCCAATTCAGGTTTCCAAAACCTGATGTTCAAGCAGACACCAATTGTGTTTGACCTTGAGTTGGCAGTTGACGCATCAGATGCGCCGATGTACTTCCTTAACACGAAGTATTTGAAGCTCACTGGTTTGAATGGTTACTGGTTCAAGACCACAGAATTCCAGAACGGTACTGTAGCTGGCATTGATGCCCGTTACGCTCTCGTCTTGGCCTATGGTAACTTGACATGCAGCAACCGTACACGTCAAGGTTTCATGACCGCTGACGCCTAATAAGTTTCGTTGGTGGGGGGAGTTTAAAGGCTGTCTTCCTTCGGGCAGCTCTTCCCTCACCTGCGATTATTGTAATAAAACAAACAAACAAACAAACAATTAATCAACATGATTGATTAGAGAGAACAGGTAATAATCATGACTACTAATAAATTCATTGTAGAAAGAACAGTTGTTGGAGATACCAACACAGCTCTTGGTGCATCGTACGGCGACGTAACAGGTTTAAACTGGTACGGCAAAGCAGGCGAAGTATACAAGTTCAAAGCAACGGTTGTCTACGACGCCAACGCAGTTACAGAAGGAGCAGCTTTTTCCGTTAGCGGACCAGCAGCCCCAACTGTTTTGGCTTATACGTCGATAGCTTCAACCATGGCAATAGAGTATGGTAATGCATACGACCTTCCAGCAGCAGCACCAAGTGATTCAGTATTCACAACTGACAACGTTGCAACTGTTGAGGGTATAATTTCACCTTCGGCTGATGGCACGATAACTGTTCGTGGCATTAAGTCTGGTGGAACCTTAACGGTGCAGGGTGCAAGCTCGGTGCTTACATGGAGTCGCATTGACTGGCCAACAGAAGCCTAATCAGTAAACTAGGATACGTGCCGCCAGGGGTGAAGGACCCTTGGCGGCATGTTCCACTTATAACCAAAGAAGGATAATATGAATAAACAAACACAGAATACAGGCCAAGGTTTAGCTGGCACAGAACCATACGGCACTGTAGCTGGTGCACGTCACATTGGCAGCATCCGAGCTGATTTTCATGGTGCAAACATAGAACCCGCCCCACCATCTGGTATTCCATACGGTGGTGTAGTTTATGGAAAAGGTTTATGCCAAGCATCAACAAAAAAAGAAGAACAATGCAAATCGCCTAAAGCAAATGACACTGATTATTGCATTGGACATCTAAGACAATTTAAGAAGATGGGCGAAGAACAAAACGCAGCTTTAGACGCCAAAGATTAGGAGTTTTAAATGGCTATAAATTTTGGTAACGAAAACCTAACACTGACACAAATGCGCACATTTGTTGGAGAGTTAGCAGACCTTGATATTGGTTTCGATGCAAATGACGACATATCAACTGACCTTGTTAACGGTTTTATTAAAGAAGGTTTTCAAAAGATTGTAGCGCTCAGCCAAAGATTTCCTTATTATCAAGCAACATATTCTTTTGTTACTACAGCTAATCAGCTTAGTTATTCTTCTTTTACTCGCAACATTCCGTCTGGCAACGTGCAAACTAGTATAACGGACATACAATCTATTATTGCCGTTGTAAATAATACTGATATGGGCAACTCTTTAATTTATATTGACCAAGCAATTGCAGAAGCAACTTGGGTCGGTACTTCTGACCAAGCAAACATTCCCGAATATTTTTCAATTTGGGGTAACTTGTTAAATCTTTGGCCAAGACCAAATGATGCATATACAATCACAGTTCGTGCTTTTCGTAAACCATTCTTAACTTGGTTTACCGACCAAAGCACCGCAATAGATATTGACCCACAAATGCAGTTGCCATTAGTTAATTATGTCATGGCTCGCATCTTCCAATTTCAAGAAGACACAGAGATGGCAAGAGAATACATGTCTAGCTTTGAAAGAGCAGTTGCCGTTATTCAAGGTCAATTGACTGCACCATCAAGCAACAGACAGCTTATTATGTCTGGCGGATTGACACCAACTGCATCCTATGCATGGTGGAATAATACTCAGGGCATGCGTGTTATACCAGGGCCTTACGGGATTGCGTTGTAAATGGCACAGATTCTTTTTGACCAAGTTAGGGATTTTACTGGTGGCTTAAACTTTCGTGCTGACCAATTTCAGTTGAAGAACAACGAATCGCCGTTTATAGTAAATCTTGATGTTGACCCACGTGGTGGGGTGTTTAGTCGTGCTGGATATAAAAAGAAACACACAACAGAAGTTAGCGGTAACTGGAATCCAAAACTATTATTTAATTATAAACATCCTACTGTACCAACAATAATATTATCAACTGGTTTTGTTACAGCTGGTTCAGTAGACGGAAAAGTTTATCACTCAACTGGTGGTGATTTTTCTGTACTGCAACAATCTTCTGGCCCTACCGACCTTGCAGTAAAATCAACAAACGGTGCATCAGTTACAACTTGGCAAGACGAATTATATATTGCACTTGGTGCTTCTGCCAACAATATGTTTAAGTGGGAAGCTGGCACAACATATGCCACATCGTTGTTAGCATCTGGCCCAACATGGCAACCATATCAATTGCCAGTTGGCGGATATATGCCAAGGGCAGAACTTGTTAGGGCGCATGCAAATAAATTGTTTTGTGCAAATACCTTTGAAGATGGCACGGCATATCCAAATAGAATTCGTTGGTCACACGAAAGCTCACCAGAAAACTGGTTTCAAGATGACTACATCGATATCATTGCTGGCGGAGAAGGCATTCGTGGTTTAGCCGTAGTTGATGGACAATTATTAATATTTAAACCTAAAGCCATTTATTTGTTAATGGGTTATGATGCTGACTCATTTCAGCTTGTAGAGCTTTCTACGAATCTTGGAATTAGTTTTCCACAAAACGTGGTTGAGGGCACTGGTGGTGCATACTTTTTTGATTATCCAGGTGGCTTGTTCTTTTTTAATCGCAATGGCATTCAAGGAATCTTTGAGCGTTTAAAACCAACTATTGATACAAATAGAATCAATCCATTAAAATTACAATTTGTAACTTTGTCATATGTAAACGATAGATTGTGGATGTCAGCTCCATTTGATTTCACTACAGAAACAACCGCATCTACATCAAACCCAACTGGTGCTGCAGTTGATTATCCAAATGTTAATTTTATATATGACCCAACCATTGGAGCAAACGGTGCGTTTACAATGTATCAATCAGCAACTTGGTACGGAGGAGCAGCAACACCAACCTCAATAACTGGATATGGTTTGGTGTCTGGTTGCGATTGGACCGATAGCACTGGTGCCTTTTGGTTCTTGATGATTAATCCAAACACTAGCTTTAAATATATTATGTATGTTGACAATTGGGATTTTGCAGATGACATTCCGCAAAATACAAAAGACGATATACCAGAAGACGACGATGCTGGAGATTATGAAACAATATATACCACTTCCTGGTTTTATGATGACCGTTACGTGCAAGATAAAACCTTTGTAAGAAGCTTGTATGTTGTTCGTCCAGTTGATGTTTCTACTGAAATTAGAGTTGACGTATATCATAATTTTAATACAGAAGCTCCAGTTACAACTCATGATATTCCTTTGATACCAATTATTGATGGTGGTATATGGGGAACTGGACTTTGGGATACCGCTGAATTTGGTGAAAGCGACCTTCTTGAAGGTCTTCGCAGAGGCGGAAGATTAAAGAAAGCTAAAGCAGTGCAACTAAAGTTCATAGGACCAAACGTTAATATAGTTGGAGTAAATGGTCCCGTTGGAAGACAATGGGGAATAAATTCAATCGCATGGAAATTTAAACGCAGAAAAGTAAGGAGCCAAAAGTAATGGCAACATTAACAATTCCAAATACATTTGTAACAGGTAACGTTATAGATGCAAACCAAATGAATGCAAACTTTACCGCAGTAAAAACATTTGCTGAATCAACTACCACTGGTGCAAACATCGACGCAGGTGCCATTCAAACGGCAGCGTTGGCTAATGGTAGCGTTACTACAATAAAGATTGCTACAGGTGCAGTAACAACCACAACGATTGCAGCATCTGTCACATTGACTACACCAAACATTGGTGCGGCTACTGGCACATCTTTAAATACGACTGGCAATGTTATAAGCCATATATTAACAACAACTCAAGTTGCCAGTTATACTTTGGTTTTAACAGACGATGGCACAATTGTACAAATGAGCGTAGGTAGCGCAAACAACTTAACTGTTCCGCCAAATTCATCGGTAGCTTTTCCAATTGGAACACAAATAATAATTCAACAACAAGGTGCTGGACAAACTACTATAGTTGCAGGTTCTGGAGTAACACTAAACTCAACACCAGGATTAAAATTAAGAGCACAGTTTTCTGGTGCAGTTTGTATTAAATTTTCAACAGATGCATGGTTCGTATTTGGAGACTTAAGCGCATAATGATTGCTGCGATAATTGCATCTGCTGCTGGTGGAGCAACACCAGGCACACCAACCATTGGTACCGCTACGGCTGGAAACGCCAGCGCATCTGTTGCATTTACCGTGCCAGCTTATACTGGTAAAGGTGGGGTTGTAGTTTATAGGGCTATTTCTACTCCTAGTAATATTGAAGGCACCGCTTCTTCTTCTCCAATTACTGTCAGCGGTTTAAGTAACGGTACTTCTTATACGTTCCAAGTTAGAACAGAAACATCTTACGGTGCTAACAGCGCTTACTCTGCAGC